TCCTTTTTAGCATCTAAGGTACTATGGTTCAATCAATTTGCAGATCTCTGTGATAAATACAACGTCAAGTACAATGCTGTGACCAGTGCGATGATGACAGACAAACGTATTGGTAACAGTCACATGACAGTGCCTGGCCCTGATGGTAGGAAGGGTTACGGTGGTGCATGTTTTCCAAAGGACACAAATGCATTCTCTAAATTTGCTAACGGCGATTTTACACTTCTCGATTTAGTTATCGAGGAGAATAATAAGTATCGTTCTGAATACATGTTGGATGATAGAGAAAAAGAACAGAATGTTGTTTACATGCGAAGTAAAATATGATATAATATATTAAAAGGAAAGATTATGTCACGTATTGCAATTACTGGTGCTGCAGGGTTTATTGGGTTTCATCTAGTAAACAAATTGATTGGTGAAGGTCATGATGTTCATGGGTTCGACTCATACAATGATTATTATGATCCACTATTGAAAGAAGCACGTGCTAAAGAAATTATGGGTGAACATGCAGTGTTCATCGATCCAGTGGATCTAAAAAATAGAGACGCATTGTTCAGTTGGTTTGAAAAGACAAAACCAGAAATAGTAATTCACCTTGCTGCATATGCAGGTGTTCGTAATTCTCTGGTAGAACCAGATAACTATATTCAAAACAATGTTGTCGGTACTCACAATCTAATCGATGCTTGTAACATGTACAGTGTAGAAAAAGTAATCTATGCGTCTACTTCATGTGTGATGGCAGGTAATGAGTTGCCATGGAAAGAAGACGAAAAGGTTGGGTATCCACTCAACCCATATGGTTACACTAAGTTATGTAATGAATCTCAGTTCATGGCAAGTGCAATACCCTCAGCGATTGGTCTACGATTCTTTACCGTATATGGGCCTTGGGGTAGACCAGACATGGCGTTATTCGATTTTACAAATAAAATAATTAAAGGTGAGTCCATAGATTTATTTAACAATGGAGACATGATTCGTGATTTTACATATGTCGATGATATTGTAAACGGTATTAACATTATTGTAGATTTCATAGAAAGATCAATGATTGTAAAAGAAATCTACAATATTGGTAATGGTCGCCAAGTTCCGCTGATGGAGTTTGTCGATAATATTGAGAAGCAACTAGACAGAAAGGCAATCAAAAACTATGTACCTAAACATCCTGCAGACACGCAGGCAACTTGGTCAGACACAACCAAGATACAAGCATTAGGATACAAGTCTGAAACACCTATCGAAGAAGGGGTTGCTAAATTTATAGAATGGTATAAGAGGTACTATAATGTCAACTGAAGAATTGGAAAAAGAAGTAGCAAAGTTTCACAACATAAGCCTTGAAGAGTTATATGAACGAACAGTAAAAGGTGGGGAAGCATTGTTTCATCAATACTATATGCGAGACGGTATAGGTTTCTAATGATCACTGGACTTACTGCATCTACATTTGACTTGCTACACGCAGGTCATATTGCAATGTTAAGAGAGGCAAAGTCACAGTGTGACTATCTTATCTGTGCACTACAGATAGATCCATCAATTGATAGACCAGAGAAAAATTCACCAGTGCAATCTATTGTAGAAAGATATGCACAACTATCTGCAGTAAGATACGTGGATGAAATACTGGTATACCAGTCTGAAGAAGACTTGTTGGATATCATACAGATGTATCCAATAAAACTTAGAATCCTTGGTGCAGAATATCGTGACAAGGATTTTACTGGTAAGGATGAGTGTCGTAGGTTAGGCATTCAACTTTACTTTAATAACAGAGAACATAGGTTCTCATCATCTGATCTAAGAAGAAGAGTAAAACTAAAGGAGGATACCGATGAAGCAAGAAAGGTATTACGAGAGTATAATGAAGATGAATCGAGAAGCAAATCAGAAGGAAGATCTGAAGGATCAAGTTCAACAACTCGCAGAAAGAGTAAAAAAACTTGAAGAAGAAATAACTTGGAGATCCAAAGAATAGACTTTACATCCGTTTGATTATGTGTTATAATGTGTTTGTTAGGAGTAATTAATGTCAATAATGGATAAACTCAAAAAGAATAGTAAGTTGGATCACACATCTGTTCTTTCTGAGTCTAAATTTTTTAACGAAAAAGATATGGTTCCAACTCACGTTCCGATGATGAACGTTGCCTTATCTGGTTCAGTCGATGGCGGTCTTGCGCCTGGTCTTACAATACTTGCAGGGCCTTCTAAACATTTCAAGACATCATTTGCCTTGATCATGGCAAGTGCATATCTCAAAAAATATCCAGAGTCTGTTGTACTATTCTACGACTCTGAATTTGGATCACCACAATCGTACTTCGAGCAGTATGATATTGATCCTGCACGTGTACTGCATACACCAATCACAAATGTCGAGGAACTAAAGTTTGATCTAGTAAATCAACTTGAAGGTCTTGAACGTGATGATCGTGTGTGTATTGTAATTGACTCTATTGGTAACCTAGCATCCAAGAAAGAATTAGAAGATGCAATCAATGAAAAGTCAGTTGCAGATATGTCTCGTGCAAAATCTCTAAAAGGTTTGTTTCGCATGTGTACACCATACCTTGCGATGAAAAACATTCCTATGATTGCAGTAAACCATACATACAAAGAAATTGGATTGTTCCCAAGAGATATTGTTGGTGGTGGTACAGGTCTGTACTATTCTGCAGATAACATCTGGATCATTGGTCGCCAACAGGAAAAGAAAGGCACCGAGATCGAAGGATATCATTTCGTAATTAATGTGGAGAAATCTAGATATGTCAAAGAAAAGTCTAAAATCCCTATTACTGTTACTTGGGATGGCGGTTTGCTTTCTCATAGTGGACTCCTCGATGTCGCTATCGCAGGTGGTTATATCAAGTCTCCTAGTTCTGGCTGGTATAGCATTGTTGATAGAAATAGTGGAGACCTCTTACCATCAAAATGTAGAGCAAAAGATACCCTACATCCCGAATTCTGGGTGCAAATATTACAAGAGACTGACTTCAAGCAATTTATCAAGCAGAAGTTCGCTATTGGTGGGTCTCTTAGTAACGAAATTGGTGGCGAAAGTGAAACATGAGGAAAACGATACTTACGCATTAATACCCAATGAAGTTAATGAGGAGTTCTGGTCAGTCAGAATCCTCAAGGGTATGTTCAATGAGACTGTGATCCGTTATGGTAACATTGCATTTAACGAAGTTGCAGAAGGTGTTATGTCATTTAACTTCACTGTCGAGTCTTCACCAGACTCTACTATAACTGAAGAGAATGAAGTACTTCAAGAAGTTGCAGGTGACATATTGCAAAGAATTATTGCAAATGCACTAGACAACAACGAGGGTATTATAGGTAAACATCCAGAAGCAGGTGACGATGAATGGGAAGAGGTAAGTGCTGAAACATGAATATTAACTTAGAACAAGTAATTCTAAGAAACATTCTAACTGATGATGAGTATACAAGGAAAGTTTTACCATTTATCAAACCAGAGTATTTCGAAGGTATCTACAGAATACTATTCAGAGAGACTGCAAAGTTTGTAACCAAGTATAATAAACTACCAACTGCAGAGGCATTTAAGATTGAACTTGATGCCTCTGATAGATTGAACGGTGAGAACTACACAGTTGCTATGGATCTTATACCACAGTTGTTTGCGGTAGAGGAAACTGATTCTGAATGGTTGATACAGAATACAGAGAAGTGGTGTCAAGATCGTGCTATCTACAATGCGGTGATGGAGTCTATCTCTATCATTGATGGTAAACACGAAACCATGACTAAGGGTGCATTACCAGATCTCTTGTCCAAGGCTCTGGGTGTTGCATTTGATACAAATGTTGGTCACGACTATATTGACAATGTCGAGGATCGTTGGGACTTCTATAATAAACAGGAAGAACGTATACCTTTTGATCTAGAACATTTCAATACCATCACTAAGGGTGGTGTACCAAACAAAACTCTAAACATTGCACTAGCAGGTACTGGTGTTGGTAAGAGTTTGTTTATGTGTCACGTTGCGTCTAGTGCATTGACTGATGGTAAGAATGTATTGTACATCACTATGGAAATGGCAGAGGAAAGAATTGCAGAACGTATTGACGCAAACCTACTCAATGTTCCGATTGATCAGTTAGAGACAATGCCCAAAACTATGTTTACTGAGAAGGTGAAACAATTATCATCCAAGACAAGTGGTAAACTAATTATTAAAGAGTATCCGACTGGATCTGCACATGCAGGTCACTTTCGTGCACTTTTAAATGAATTAAAATTAAAACGACAGTTTGAACCAGATATCATTTTTATAGATTATTTAAATATTTGTGCATCAAGTAGAATGAAAGGAATGGGTGGTGCAATCAACTCATACAACTACATTAAAGCAATTGCTGAAGAGTTACGTGGCCTTGCAGTCGAGTTTGACGTACCGATCTTCTCTGCAACACAAACGACTCGTAGTGGTTATTCTAACTCGGATGTTGGGTTGGAAGATACGTCCGAGTCTTTTGGATTACCCGCTACCGCAGATCTCATGTTCGCTCTCATATCTACAGAAGAACTCCAACAACTAGGTCAGATAATGGTCAAACAATTGAAGAACCGATATAATGATCCTACTCAGAATAAAAGGTTTGTTGTTGGTGTTGACCGTAGTAAGATGAGATTGTTTGATGTAGATCCAAATGAACAAACATTGACAGACGATACTCCAGTGTTCGATAAATCAGATGCAGGAGAAAACATATCAAAGTTTAAAGATTGGAACATCTAATGAAGAGAAAACTAATATCAGAATTTTGGGGTGATGAAAAGAACCCAGATCGTAAGGCAGAAATATACCATAATCAAATCTATGATCATTTCGAAGTTGATTTCTACAATAAGACTGAGTTAAAAGAAACACGCGACATGAAGACTGATGGTGTTATACATAGTTTAAGGTATGCAGAAGATGCTGCAGAAAACTGGTGTTTAGGTTATATACCATGAGTGAACGTTTATTTGTTTTTGATGTCGATGGGACACTTACTCCAAGTCGTGGATTAATAGACATGGAGTTCCAGAAATATTTTATGGACTTTTGTGAAGACAACTTTGTCTATCTTATTACAGGATCTGATAGAGAGAAGACAATAGAACAAGTGGGTATCGACATTTATTACTTGGCAGACAAAGTCTATAATTGTTCTGGTAACCATGTATTTGAACAGAGTAAAGAAGTTTATAAAACAGATTGGAAGTTGCCAGATCCTGCCGCATTCTTCTTATTAGACAAATTAGCAGATAGTGGTTTCTACAGAAAAACTGGTAATCATCTAGAAGAAAGAACAGGTACTGCAAACTTTAGTATTGTCGGTAGGAACTGTAACTTTGAAGAACGTGTCATGTATAGAGAGTGGGACGAACACAAAAACGAGAGACGTGTAATCGCAGAAGAATTTAATTCTAAGTTTCCAGACATCGAAGCATTAGTTGCAGGTGAGACTGGAATTGATATATTTCCAAGAGGTGCAAACAAAGGACAGATTTGGGAAGAAATAAAACATCATGATGTTCACTTCTTTGGTGACAAAATGGACGAGGGTGGTAATGACTATCCACTTGCAGCAAAAAATAAAAACGGAACAAACCATCATGTCACATGTTGGGAACACACAAGAAAGATATTAATAGACGAATATGAAAGCTAGGTTAATCTCATACTCACAGACAGGAGAAAATTTACATGTCGGTAATGATGTACAGGAACTCATTGCGTATTGCGCCCGTGTCTCCAATCCATCGAATCAAGATAACTCTGAAACGTCCGAAAAACTTTTACGTTACCTTGCCAAACACAAACACTGGTCACCATTTGAGATGGTCAGTGCTTGCATAGAGGTAGAGACTACTCGTGATATTGCAAGACAGTTATTGAGACACAGATCATTTTCATTCCAAGAGTTCTCTCAAAGGTATGCTGATGTTCGAGAGATAGATAACAACTTTGTTATCCGTAGAGGAAGACTACAAGATCCCAAGAACAGACAGAACAGTATTGTTACAGATGATGCAAGACTGTTAACTGCATGGGAACAACACCAGAGAAACGTCTGGTATGCTGCAATGAAAGCATATGACTGGGCAATCGAAAATGGTATTGCAAAAGAACAAGCAAGGTGTGTGTTACCAGAAGGTAATACTTTGTCTCGACTTTATGTAAACGGTACGTTAAGATCTTGGATTCACTATATAGAACTAAGATCTGCAAACGGAACACAGAGAGAGCATATGGACTTAGCAGTAGAATGTGCTAAAGCAATAACAAAAATATTCCCTAGTGCGGTGGGATACATTGACACACAAGGAATCTCATAGACTTTTTTGGATAGTCAAGGGACATCTAGGGGACGAGAAGACAGTGCTTGGTAGCGCAAACGGTTACTTCAAGAGACTATGGACTACGTATCAAGGTGAAGACACTAGTTACATAGAGGAAGGTTTTGAGGAAGCATATTATGAAAAGTATCCAGAAAGAAAATGTCATACACAGAATTAATAAAACGTAGAGCGACTAACGAAGAGTCTGATGAATGTTATACACCAGATGATCAGGTTTTTCCTCTACTAAAATACTTAGATAAGGATAGTACTTACTATGAAGCAACTAGTGGAAAAAGTTCGAACATTCTTTCTGGGTTCAGAAAGCATGGTTATAACATCGTTTCTTCTGATGGCAGGGATTTTTTTGATTGCACACGGAGTGACATCTATGATGGGGTTATAACAAATCCACCATATAGTAAGAAGGATAAATTTTTAGAACGCTGTTATGAATTAGGTAAACCCTTTGCACTGTTACTTCCTGTAACAAGTTTTCAAGGATCTAAACGAGGAAAGATGTTTATGGAAAAAGGAATGTCTGCACTTGTTTACAATAACCGAATAGACTTTACAGGAAAGGGTTCACCTACTTTTGGTAATGCTTGGTTCATATGGGGGTTCATGCCTCCTAATCAAATTCACTGGGTAGATAACTAAGGAGAAAAAAATGGAAGGGCCAATCTGTAAACTAAGAAAGAAAATTAAAACTTGGTTGAGTAAGAAAGATGAAAAAG